ATCAGGAAAGGAATAAAGAGTGACGGTCTTCTTCACGCTAACTTTAATCAGTGCATTACTGCTACTGGCCGCTTAAGTAGTAGCAATCCCAACCTACAGAACTTCCCTAAAGGTAAACTGTTCCCTGTTCGCAAGGCATTCGTTAGCCGGTTCGATGGCGGTCAGCTTATCGAGATTGATTACTCTCAGCTAGAGTTTCGGGTTGCTGGTATCCTTGCCAGAGATCCTAAGATTAAACAGGAAGTCGAGTCAGGATTTGATGTACATGCTTATACGGCCCAGGTCTTGACTGATAACGGTGAGCCTACAGAACGTGGGCCAGCTAAAGCATCTACATTTCGTCCGCTGTATGGTGGTACAACAGGTACACCAGCACAGATGGCTTACTTCCGAGAGTTCTTTGACAAGTATCAGAGAGTGTTTCAATGGCATATTGAACTACAGGATCAGGCTATCCGCACTGAACGGGTTGTCACAGCAACAGGTAGACAGTTTGAGTTCCCTGGTGTACATCGTACCCGACATGGTACAGCTAGTGCCAAGACTCAGATCGTTAATTATCCGGTTCAGTCTGTAGCTACAGCGGAGATAGTCCCACTCGGAGTGATCATCCTGCATAAAACCATAAGACGGATGCAACTTAAAAGCCTAGTGATCAACACGGTCCATGATAGTGTGCTGGTCGATACTCACCCTGACGAGATCGATATCATTAAACAGGTTGGGCCGCAGTGTTTGCTTGATGCACAACAGGAAGCGGCTGATCGGTTCGGTCTAGATCCTTTCATACCTCTGGCGGTTGAGATGTCTAAAGGAAAAAACTGGATGGAGCAGGAAGATTTCTCTTGACTTTTAGAAACTACAGGATTATATATACTCTCATTAGCAACGCGAGGATAATATGTACGACATGCTGCACGATGAAGACGAAGAATGTATCAACCTGTCAATCAGCTTAAGTTCAGGTGATACTGATTACCGGTCAGTAACCATTTCCTCTAGCCATCTTTATAATGAAACGTGGCCCGACCTGGTCGGACAGTTTATCAGAGCACTTAGTGCTTATGGTTTTCTCATCAAGGGTAGGAACCAATTAGATATCGACGAGTACGGAACGGTTACTCGGGCAAAAATTAACGAAGGATTTACGCATGAGTAATCTAGCTATTGTTTCTGACTCCACTGATTTTTCTCATCTTTACACTACACTTGCCCCTGCCGGGCCTAACATCGCCCGTCTTCGTATCAACCGAGATTCCTCTGTTGAGGGCTCAGATGGTAGCCTACTAACTGTACCTGCACCTTCTCTTGCTCTGCGGGATACGGATGATACTGAACTGTATTCGAATGATTGTTATCTTCGGGTATACCTCGACACGATGCAGACCGCCGAATTCGATTCGGATGCGGAAGAATACACTAATATGTCTTCTCATTTCCGAGACTTTAGCAAGCCTGCTATCGATTGGCTAGGTGGTGATAAGTGTGGCTGGGTTTCCGCCAAGGCACGTGAAAAACTGCGTACAGAAGATCCGACTGCCTATGCTACTGCTAGTAAGGTTAAACTGTACCGACATGTATATGGTACGGTTCGTATGGTTGGTGCGGTCGATCCGTCAACCGGAGGCACTAAGGATGTCGATAGCGTTCCGTTCCGTCTCCGTCTTGGCCCGTCTAACTTTATGGAGATCGGTAATGTCATCGGTGGTATTGTAAAGCAAGGCGTTAACCCGGCTTCTGTCGAACTTAAGATTGACTTTGAACTTAAGAAGCGGGGTTCTAACAAGTGGTTCAACCTTAAGTACAAGCCGATCATGACTAACATCGTCGATCTTGATAGTGATTACCAGGAGTTGCTACGCGACTTTGCTCAACTGGTTAAGGTCGAGAATGAGCAGATTCTAGCGAAGATGCGGGAGAATGCCAGTGAGGTTATTGACGAGTTCGATGACGTTCTAGAGGCATGACCGGTGCTTAGTTCTAAGCATCCTTTGCAGGAAAAGATCGACGGGTTCCTTAGCGGGAACCCCGAGATCCCCCGAGAGGTACTGGCTCAGACCGCTCAACAGTTTGCGGAGAAACTAGAAAGGTTTAATGAGACCAGAGGACCGAAGAAAGGTCTACCTTCTATATCACAAATCGGTAAACCGTTCTGTCAGTTACACGCTGAGAAGATCGGTATGGCTAGGACACCTGAGTTGCCTAGTTTTAAGATTAAGATGACCTACGGGGATATGACTGAGGTTATCGCTGTTGCTATCCTTAAGTCTGCTGGTGTTGATATCGTAGCCCTGAATCAGAAGACACGACTTGAGACATCCTCGGGAGATCTTAACGGAGAGTTCGACCTGATGATTAATATCGATGGTGAACTGTCTATGTGGGATATCAAGAGCGCATCTAAGTTTGCGTTTGAACGTAAGTTCTCGTCATACAAATATCTAAAGGAAGGTGATTCATTTGGTTACGTGGATCAGCTATGGGGATATACCTTAGCGGAACGTGTCAAGTATCCTGATCTAAAGATCGGTGGTTGGATCGTGATCAGCAAAGAGACCGGCGAGATGCTGGTATGTCCTGCTGATCCAGACGATGAAGATGAATACCGAAGGAAGATCAAGGATACATTGGAACGGTTTCTGGAAGCTTATGATACTAATTTCAAGCGAGAGTTTCCTGATGTACCGGAGACTTTCTATAAGAAACCGACCGGCAATAGGAAGTTAGGGGTTACCTGTTCTTATTGCAGTTTTAAGTTCTCGTGCTGGGAAAACTTAGAGTACCGGCCTAAAGCAAAGTCGAAAGCTAGAGATGCCTACGAATACTACACCTTCTACCAAGAAGAAGAAGATATCCGTAGCGTCGGCTAAGGCTAAAGGCCGGAGGCTACAGCAATGGGTCAGAGATTTCTTAAGGTCAAACCTGTCAGGAGTAGAGGACGATGACATTACTTCAACTCCTGGTGGCGTTAATGGTCCCGATATTGGCCTTAGTCCTCTGGCCCGTCGCGAATTCCCTTGGACCGTTGAATGTAAAGCCAGGGCACGAGTCGGGTTGTACGATGCTTTAGAGCAGGCTGAGTCTAACCTGATTGACAATACCAGACCAGTAGCTATATATAAGCAAGACCGCAAAGAACCTATAGCAGTCTTATATGCCAAAGATTTCTTGGAGTTGATCGTATGTCAGAAGAAACCAAAGAAGAAATGAGTTTCCCTATTAAGGTTCCCAACAACACGTTCGGAATCTTTGTGTCTTGTGAGCCTGGGTCACAGAATATTGTGCTGCAATCGTATGAGTTCGTAGATGAATCGATCAGCGGCACAAAAGAATACGATGCTATGGCTGTTCTGTCCACTCAGATTATTGAGGTTATCAATCAGATTATTGATTCATTCGTCGAGGAAGTAGACGACGACTTTACTCAGTCTGATTTCACTGAGGGGGATCAGCTTGGGCTGCCATTTCCAAAACTTAATACAGTGAGTTAATATGGACCGCTGTAAGATTATTCTTGAAGCCCAGGATCTTATCACGAGTGATCGAGCTAGGGATTATGGAGATGCCAGGGAGAATTTCTTAAACATCGCTAAAGGTTGGTCGGTTATCTTCGGTGTTAATGTAGCACCCGAGAAAGTAGCACTGGCTATGGATTGGCTGAAGACTTGTAGGCTTATCACCAGCCCGGAACATGTAGATAGCTGGATTGATAAGGTAGGGTATTCCGCATTAGGCGGGGAAGTTGCTATCAGAGAGGATTAAACAAATGACTATGACTGACGAGATTGCTAAACTAGAAGAAGAAATTGAGCAGCGTAAAGCTAAGATTAAGTCTATCAAGGAAGACAGCCGAAGCGAGATGTTGAGTACTATTGAAGAAGCACGCGAGGGGTATCGTGAGGCAGCAACCAAACTAAGTGATCTGATCGCTGAGTATCAAAAGATGTATCCGGCTTCTCTACCTCTTACGTATCCGGATCTTCTACGAGGCACAAAGTTTCGGCTATGAAGTCTATGGTACAAATCTTATTAGAGATTGACTCGGAGGCTACCTGGATTCCCTCGGATGGTGCGTCCGGTGTAGCCAACGAATTAGAAGATATGATTACGGATTCCTTAGAACAGTGCATCGACGGATTAACAGTTAATAAAATTAAGGTAACGGTTAATGAGTAGTTTTAAATCTAATGCTAATCCGATGTTCCGATCACGGTTCTCGGAGGATATCTTTAATCTTAAGTATTCGCATCCCGGTGCAGATACTTGGGAGGAACTAGCACATACTATGGTTGAGGATGTATGTGGTGATCTGCGTAGTGGTGAGAGAGACCTGATCACTAAGGATGAAAAGGCCCAGCTTAAGAAGTATATCCGGGATCTTAAGTTTGTTCCTGGTGGTCGCTATCTATACTATGCCGGTCGAAAGAATCGATACTATAACAACTGCTTCCTTCTTAAAGCTGAGGAAGATACTCGTGAGGATTGGGCTAACCTGTCTTGGAAATCTGAGTCATGCCTGATGACCGGTGGAGGTATCGGGGTTGACTATAGTGTCTATCGCCAGTCCGGTCGTATCTTGCAAGGTACAGGCGGTGTAGCATCCGGTCCTATCCCTAAGATGCAAATGATTAATGAGATCGGTCGCCGGGTTATGCAAGGTGGGTCACGCCGGTCTGCTATCTATGCTTCCCTGAACTGGGATCATGGTGATGTAAACGACTTCCTAACCGCCAAGGATTGGGACAAGATGCCGGTAGGTAATACCGGTCTTACGTTGAAGCAGATTAAAGAGCAGGACTTTAACTTCCCTGCACCACTAGACATGACTAACATCAGCGTCAATTATAATACGGATTGGCTGCTAAAGTTTTGGGAAACCGGAGATGTAGGTGAAGTATTTAAACAGAATGTTCGACAGGCTTTGCGTACTGCGGAACCAGGGTTCTCTTTTAACTTCTTTGAGGACGAGTCTAACACCCTTCGGAACGCATGTACAGAGGTGGTTAGTGCTGATGATAGTGATGTCTGTAATCTGGGTAGTATTAACCTGGGGCGGATTGAATCTATAAAAGAGTTCAGCGACATTGTTGAGCTTGCCACTAAGTTCCTTATCTGTGGTACGCTCCGTGCTGACCTACCTTACGCCAAGGTATATGAGACTCGGGAAAAGAATCGACGCCTTGGTCTAGGTATCATGGGTCTACATGAGTGGCTGATCCAACGTGGGTATAGTTATGAAGTAACCCCTGAACTACACCGCTGGCTATCAATCTACAAAGGTGTATCCGATAAAGTATCTAAGGAATTTGCTGATAGTTTATCAGTATCACGGCCTGTAGCTAACCGGGCTATTGCACCGACAGGTTCTATCGGTATCCTGGCCGGTACGACAACCGGTGTTGAGCCACTATTCGCTGTTGCTTATAAGCGTCGGTATCTGACTAACGGTACTAAGTGGAAGTATCAGTATGTGGTTGATAGCGCAGCACAGGAATTGATTGATATCTATGGAGCGGGCCCTGAGAATATTGAGAGTGCTCTGGATCTTGCTGATAACTATGAACAGCGTATTAAGTTCCAGGCTGATGTACAGGACTATGTGGATATGTCCATCAGTTCTACGATCAACCTGCCACCCTGGGGTTCAAAGCTAAACAATGAAGACACTGTGGACAAGTTTGCTAACACTCTTGCCAAGTATGCCCACAGACTACGCGGCTTTACTTGTTATCCTGACGGGGCTAGAGGTGGTCAACCTCTTACCGTAGTCCCTTATAAGGAAGCGGTTGATAAACTCGGTACTGAGTTTGAGGAACATGTAGAGACCCATGATATTTGTGATATCTCTCAGACCGGAGGCAGTTGCGGTGTCTAATAAAGCAAGG